ATTTGATCAAGCTACCATGATCTCTGAGATCACAGCGTTAGTTACATCAAATGTGTTGCTGGATTGAAGTCTAGGAATGAAGCGGATTTTCGGAAGTGGGAAATGAATCAGACACCAATTTCCCAGAAGGAAAATGGTGGTCAGCCATCTACGACTGGGAAGAAAAGGAGGAGGAACCGATCGAAGGGGCCCAGGAAACTGGGTTCTACGAAAAGTTCTCCTATTGTGGGAAATGTAAAATCAGAAGCCCAGGAGCAGCCTATCCAAAAGATTCAGTCTATGTTAAAAGACTTGAAGACCTTGGAATCTACCCTGAAGAAGCCGCAAGCTGGAGCTTCCCCCCTCGTAGCTATGGAGCCGAGAAACGTTCTCTCGTTGCCCACAGTAGTAGATTTATCTACGCTAGCGGCCCTCACAACGAAGTTCTCGGACGATCAATTGCTGATGTATGTAGCTTGTATCCAAAGCCCCGCTTATGTGGATATATGTCAGTACTTGAAGAAACCGGCTTTGTTAGTTCTGAATATTTGTATTGCTGCCTCAATTTTATCGCTCTCAGAAGAGTTAAGGGAAACTCCGATCCTGGAATCCCTTGGAAAACTTTCGGTAAGCATAAGGAATCGGTCCTCGAACTCTGTGGGGACCTCGTCTTTAGCGAGGTTGCTCTTCGTCTTAAACTCCTCCTATCTACCGACCTTCGGCGCTCGGGGTTAGGAGCTAAGGACTTAGTTCAACTTGGTTTCTGTGATCCAGTGAGGTTGTTCATTAAGAAAGAACCTCATAAGAAATCCAAGATTATGGATGGATTCTTTCGGCTTATTTCAAACGTTTCTTTGTGTGATGAATTAATAGATAGATTAATTATGAGTGCTCAAAATGAGCTTGAGATCGACAACTGGTTGGATATCCCTTCCAAACCAGGTATTGGTTTTACTGATGACATGATGAAAGAGATTTACGCTAGGGTGAAGGCCATAATGGCACATATCCCTATTCGTGAAGGAGACTCATCGTCATGGGACTGGACAGTACAATTCTTTGAATTGATGGCTGAAGCTGAGTGCAGGATTATCCTCTTAGGAGTTGATAGTTCTGGACTATGTGCTCGCCTCATTCGAAATCGATTTTATTGTGTTGCTTGGAGTGTATTCGTGCTCTCTGACGGATCCATGTACCAACAATTAGTTCCGGGAATCATGTTAAGTGGTTTCTACGGAACCAGTTCCAGTAACTCCCGTATAGTAGTTCTTAATTGTGTTATGGCTCGTGCTGCATGGGTCATAGCCATGGGCGATGATTTTATGAGTCACGATGTTGAAGGCTTAGAAGATGTCTTCCGAACGAATGGTCATTTGTTGAAGTACAGTGAACCTGTGTCCTCCGAATTCCAATTTTGTTCGACGCGTTTTCCTTCTATGGAGCCAGTTAACATCTGGAAGACCTTTGTCAAGTTACTAAACCAAAGAGTGATTCCCTATAAGGATCGCTTGTCCCTGTTTAGTCAGTTCCAAGAAGACATAAGGCATCATCCCAGGAAGGAAATCCTGTTTGGCTTGGTTCAAGCCTCAGGATTTCTGGACTGTGATGATTAAGGGATAAGGTGGACTCGGTTGGTAGTCTTATGGCTACTAAACGTGTTCGCCGAAGAAAGAGAGCTGCCCAGGTTGCAATAGTACCTGCTAAGAAAAGTGCGAAGACTGCAAAGCGCAGGAATAAATCGCAAGTTGAGACCGTTAGGGCTCTTGAGCGGAAGATTGCTGCCATGCAGATTAACATGTCGCCATTCTCAGCTGTGGGAGGTAACGTGGGCAGTCGCATTGGAGGGGTGTTTGGTAACGCCTCTCTAGGCAAAAGTGTTGGGTCCTGGTTAGGATCTGGTATTGGAAAGATATTTGGAAGTGGAGCGTATAAGATGAGTCAAAACTCTCTTTGGAGCACCACTGATCAATGCCCTGTAATGCACTCAACCAGTGAAACGGTTGTTTTACGTCACAGGGAATATATCACTGATGTGAACTCAAGCGTCACTTTTGCAAATACAGAATTCGCTCTGAATCCTGGTTTGCCTGGGACGTTTCCGTTCCTGTCTACCATTGCCAGTAATTTTCAGGAATACAATTTCCGAGGTCTTGTGTTTGAATTCAAGTCTACGTCAGCTGACGCCTTGAATTCTACTAACACAGCTTTGGGAACTGTAGCAATGGCTGTTCAATACAGGGCTGGAGCTTCGTCTTTTACGAATAAACAGCAAGTGTTGAACGAAATGTGGTCTGCTGATTCAAAACCGGCCGAGTCATTCTTCATGCCAGTTGAGTGTTCACCAGCTGAATGTCCTATGGACATTCAGTACGTGCGTACTGGAGCTTTAGGGAACAATGATGACATCAAGTTTTATGACCTTGGTAAGCTCTCATTGAGTACCGTGGGTTCACAAGCGGCTTCGGTCGTTGGAGAACTTTGGGCTTCTTATGAAGTTGCTTTGCGAAAACCGATCTTGGGTGGATCTATTGGTATTGATATACCATCCGCATTGCTCTTTAGGAGTGGCGTTACAGGCGGCATTCCTTTAGGCACTGACACACTGGAAATGGGAATTAATTCCGTTGGAGTGACATTCCCTAGTTCCACTATTATTAGGTTCCCTGTTGGGTCAACTTATAAATATTTGGTTTCAGTCCAGTGGTTAGGTGCGGTGGGGTCTACCTATGTGATCCCCACGTTCACGGTTAGCGCGAATGCGAACTTCATTACCCAAAATGGTATAACAGCTCCTGGTGTTGGAGGAGGAACAAATTCCAATGGCGTTGGCCGGTGTTGTATGGTTTACGGAACGGACACTAGTAGAACTTTTGATTTGAACGTGGCTGCAGACGGAACTTTAGCAGCTCCCGTTTATGCTTATATTAATATAGGCGTCATTGATTTCGACACTGTTGCCACATAGGAATTCTACTATTTAATTGAATAGGAAATCGTTCATCCCTTTAGGAACGGAGCCACAATCATAGGCGAA